ATATCTTTTATGTCATATTCACCTTTCCAATTTGGATGATTCCAACAATGCTCAAATACATTTTGTATCTGCTCTTTTTCTTTTTCAAGATAGTGTTCTGTGAGATTAATTATACCTAATACCATAGGTGACTCACCAATACGTTTAAGGTCACTAATTAATTCTTGCATTGCTGTTTTCATAGGTTATTTGTTTTTTTTAGTTATATATTGGTATAAGTATGTATAAGATACACCAATTACAAATCCAATAAATAGTGTTATAAATGTAGTCATAGGTTATTTGTTTTTAACTATTTCTTGTTTAATTTCTTTAATTCAAAATAAATTCCCAATAATGGTATTGCAATAATATTTGCTGCTATTATCATTGTCATAATTTTTCAATTTCTTTTTTAACTTCTTGCCAATATGTAAATGCAGGTGTTATGTTATATATTCCATTTAAATCAGCCAATACACTAATCATTTCATCTACTGCTATTAATGCGCATTTCTTTCCTCTTTGTTGTCTAATTATAAAATGGTCTTCATCATGTGTATCTACCATCATATATTTACCAACTAATTCTATTGCTTTATCATTTTCTGTCATAGGTTTTAAATATTTCATAAGTTATTTGTTTATAATTAATTCACTGATTACATCGTAAATGGTCTGCAAATCTTTTACTTCTTCGCCCTTATACATAAACTTAGTGTACTTAATAGTAATAACATCTTCAACTTCATTATTTTTATAGAATGATATAGAAGGACTTGAATACTCTTCTCCTATTGTTAATGTACCTTTTGGTGTCAATAGAATAGCTTTGTCAGAAGCTGTTGTTTCTTGTTTCATATTTTAGTTTTAATGTTTTATAAACCTGTTGATCCAAATCCACCAGCTCCACGCTCTGTGTTTCTGTCTGGTAACTCTTCTAATACATGTACATCCATATAGCTTACTGGAATCAAAATAAACTGTGTTAGCTTTTGACCTGGTTTGATGGTTGTGTGAGATCTTCCTACATTGATTAAATGCAAATGAATTTCTCCTTCGTAGTCTTCGTCTACTACGCATGCTCCAACTGAAAGGTTTTGCTTAGTTGCAACTCCTGATTTGTTAAATGCGATTAGTGCGTAACCTGATGGAACGTGCGCTCTGATACCTGAAGGAATTAAAACTGATTCTCCTGTGTGGATAGTAGTTTCTTGAAAATCTTCTGGTACGTAGAAGTCTAAACCTGCTGAAAGGTTAGTTCCTCTACTTGGTGTTTTTACGTTTCTTGTCTTCTGAATGTTCATTCTGTGCATTGTTTTGAAAGTCATTTAGTGATGCAATGTATGCAACTAAATCTAAATAATTGTCTTCTTTGTAATTATAAGATGCTCTTGATAACTTAAGGGCCATCATACAGTGATACATGTCAACTGTAGTGATTTCCTTTCTTGATAATAGAGACGCAATCTTGGCTGCTTCTTGCATGCCTTCTTGAAAAGGACCGTAAAGTCGCTCTTTTTCTTCGTTTCTTTCGAATACGATTTCGTTTGCTTTAAGTAGTATATTCATAGGATAAATATAAAAAATAAGGGGCTAATAGAAAAACTAATCTTTGTAGTACTTCTTAAAATCTTTGAAGTCTCCCCACTCGCGACTTGAATCGATGTCACTAGCTTTTAATGCGGCTTTTGGCATATTGCCGGCTACGTTCCAAAACCAATCTCCCTGCTGCCCATGAGTCTTTAGGAGTTCCCAACCTTTCGCATCGTATGTTTGTATAGAATCGAAAGGAGTCTGTATCCTTGAAGCTTTTAAGAATGGTCTATCGTGAGTATAAAATTTTGCTCGACCAAGTTCTCCGTCCTGTACGTTTCTTGCCACAGCAACTGCATTAAATTTAGTTTTTGGTAGAGCGATCTGTAAAGTGCGAGATAAAACTCCAGTAGAAAATACCGACCACATTGTTTCAATATCTGTGTCTTTAAAATTATCGTAAAATATTCTAACTCCGCCTGCCACTACAGATTCGTGCTTTAAACCGAAAGGCAGATATTTTGCGCCTATTCTTTCAGCGAATTGTTTTGCCCAAATGTTTGCTGTTGGCATTGCTGGAATTTTTACGAACAATGGAATTCCGCCATTTTCTATTGCAGTTAGTTGGTGATCTGATGCCTCTTTGGAAGCTGGCATAACTAAATACAATTTCTTATTATATTTCTTTGCTAAGTGACAAAGCGAATAAGGTGCATAACCAGTTCTCGGCGCTACGTAAACCATGGCATCTTCTTTTACTTGAGATATGAAGAAGTCTCCCATCTTTGCTTTAGTACCGAATTGAAATTCACCATCATCGACTACATTGAATCCGTCGTACTGTTTTACTTTAAATGTAAAATCGTGCTTGTAATCCTTAGTCATGTCAAGGTAGTAGTTTAAGTCTCTACCATTCGATGTGTCTAGATTTGATTGATCAGTTGCTTTGTTTAAAAACATTAATTAGTATTTTTTAGTTTTTTGAAGTTCCTTACTTAAGTTACTAATAGGAATAGGTGTTCCTACTGGGTAAGGGAATCCTTCTTTAGCCGCTGTTACAGATGTCATACCTGATTCAACTGGAACTGCTTTACGTAATGGAACTGCTGCTTCATTAAGTGGTCCGTATACTTTTGCTAATACAATACCATCTGATGTTGTATCGAAGATAACTCCTGGCATTGCGAACATATTACTTTCGCTTGTACTTGGAGAATCTAAGTTGATAGTGAACATACGATTTACAGGCGGCAATAATACCCATTCTTTAGTCGATGGATCAAATTGTGGTACTGTAGTTGTTGAATCGTAATACCAAAAGAAAGACCATACTGTTTTATCAGTTCCGTCTGGAGTTTGTGGGTTTTCGCCTACATTGAAATTTCCGTAAGTTCCACTAACGCCTTGCATTGCTAAATTAGAAAGAGATGGTCCTGTTAATACTGGACATACAGCGCATCCTTCTTTATATTCCACGCCTTGAACGATAATCGTTTTTCCGGTTGGAACTGCTGCTGATGCACCGCAAAATGCAAAAGATCCTTGATGAATTGCTACTACTTCGCCGACTTTAACTTCTTGATCCGCTTCATTTTGTGTGTTACAGCTGAATAATACTGTTAGTAGACTGACTACTATGAGTGACATTTTTTTCATGTTTGTTGTTTATAATAATTATTTTGTTATTTCTGTAAGGTATGGATAGTGCTTTGGTCTTAAATGGACTGACTGCTTCATTTCTAATATATCTAACATCTTAGTACCGTCTGCGTCTATCCACTCTGATGGCCATTGAATTACTTCTAATCCTGAATTGTTGATAATTTCGTTAGCAATTTCTCTTACTTGCATTCTCTCTTCTCTTGTACCAAAGAAAGGTTGCTTCTTGTACAAACCAGTTCCAGGAATTTTTCTTGATTCGTGTTCTATTGGTAATAATTCTACTAAAGTTGCTTTCTTTAATTGTTTTGCAAACTCTACGTATCTGTTGAATAAATCTGCTGTTGCTTGTTGTGGATTCTCTTGTCTCATTAGATGAAATCTATTATCAATATTACCAAAGTATAGAGTAACTTCATCAAATCTATTGTTAATCTGTTCTACGCTTTCTCTTCTCAAGAATCCGTGTAAAGTTCTACCGGCAGTAAAATCCAAAGAGTGTCCAGGTTTCCACACTGATAAAGCATGAGAATCTCCAACAACGCCTTTTCTACTTACTAAACCGTGAGCTAAAAAAGTGTTGTACCAAGAAATGCTATTTGTTTCTGGAAATGTTCCTTCTATTTTTAGTCGCTGATTGAATTTATTGAAGTCGAATAAACTATTAGAGTACCTTAACTCTCCTTTAAATTCTGCAATAGCTTTCATTTTTTCCGTATGAAGTGGTTGAGGACCACCAGGAACATTAAAAGATCCTGCTACGAAATTAACTCCTTCACAGATATAAAGCAGATCGTAATTCCCCCACATTGATGGTGGAGGATTTACGTCTACAGTATCGTGAGGATGGTTGTCCCATAACATTTTTGTTTGGATGAGTCCGTAACCGGCTCCTTGAGTATGGAATGTAGTACCTACATTACCCATTATAGAAATTAGTCCTATATTCATTTTATAGCTTTTTAATTAATCAAATATAATCAATTATTTGATACAATCACAAATCATTTTTTATGTGATATTTCACTAATTTTTTAATTTTTATCCAATGTACAATAGTTGCCGGTGTAATACTAAAGTGTTTTGCTGCAGCTCTTCCTGATTCAAATACCTTAGTTCCATCCAAGGTTTCTACTTTTCTAGTGTTATGAGGAAGCTTTCCATACATGGGATTTTCTGATCCTACATTTTTTCCTTTCATAGATTTTTTAGTGGTTTCAGAAATCCTTTTTATTTGATCTTCTGTATAGACATTCTTTTTTCCTTTATTCCACGGACTATGACCTTTTTTATATGTGTTTTTACTTAGCTTATACAATACATCTAATTCTTCTTTTGATAGTTTAAGTCTTTCTGCTATCATAGAGGCTGCATCATAATCTCCTTGACTTAAATGTATTTTATAGTGTTCTTCTATTGAAACACATGCTAAATTAGATATATCATTGTTTTTTCTATTTCTATCTATATGGTGTATTTCATAAGATCTACCAAATTCATCTTTAGGTATCTGACCATAGGTATTTTCGAAAAGCTTTCTATATTTCATAAAATAAAAATGGACCCAGAGGAAACAAAGATCGCGGAATGATCAATGGTTCGTAGGTCCAATAAGTTTATTATAGACAGTTAATTCCGCTAACTTTCTATCTATAATAAATATGTACATATTACATTCCCATACCCATCATTGGGTCTTGAGTTTTTTCTTCTTTGTCTTTCTTTTCGAATACAACTGATTCAGTAGTTAAAATAGTGCCTGCTACAGAAGCCGCGTTTCTAAGAGCTGTGATAACTACTTTCGTAGGATCAATGATACCTGCTTCTAATGCGTTAACAATCTTGTGATTCTTTGCATCGTATACATCGCCTTCGTTAGGAATTTTTGTGTACCAATCCTGAACTCCCGCGTTTTCTAAGATTTTCTTGAATGGACTTTGAATCGCTTTCTGAACAATTCCATAAGCAATAGCATCGTGGATAGTCTCTTCTGGATGGTGTTGAATAGAGGCTTGGAATAAAGCTGAACCTCCGCCTGGTACGATGCCTTCTGCTAACGCTGCTTTGGTTGCGTATAATGCGTCTTCAACTCTGTCTTTCTTTTCTCTAATTTCAATATCTGAATTACCGCCTACGTTGATGATTGCAACGCCTCCAACTAGTTTACCTAATCTCTCTTGTAATTTCTCTTTCTCGTAGAACGAAGTAGACTTTTCGATTTGCTCTTTAATCTCTTCTGCTCTTGCTTCAATTACAGTTTCAACGCCTTTACCATCGATGATAGTAGTTTCGTCTTTAGTTACAGTAACCAATCTAGCTCTACCTAAGAACTCGTTGATTTGAGCTCCAGTTAATTTATCTAATTTGTGACCTTTGTCTTTAGAAGCAACTGCGCCGCCTGTTAGGATTGCAATATCTTCTAAGATCAATGTTTTTCTCTCGGCGAAGTCTGGTGCTTTAACTGCACACACTTGAACAATGCCTCTCATCTTGTTAACGATCAAAGTTGCTAATGCTTCTTCTCCGATATCTTCTGCGATAATTAACAATGGTTTGTTCTCAGAATTTGCTTTTGTTAAAACTTGCAATAACTCTTGTGCTGAAGAGATTCTACCGTCGTATAAGAAAATGTAAGGATCTTCTAATACAGCTTGCATTGTTGTATTGTTGGTAACGAAATAAGGAGATTTATAACCTCTATCAAATTGCATACCTTCAACAACTTCTAAACTAGTTTCTCCAGTTTTTGATTCTTCGATTGTAATTACTCCTTCGCGACCTACCTTTTCTACTGCAGATGCAATTAGGTTACCAACTTCTGAATCGTTATTACCAGAAATAGTAGCAACTTGTTTTACTTGCTCTTCTGAATCGATATCAATAGATATTTTCTTAATGTATTCGATAACCTGTTTAACTGTTTTATCGATTGAGTTTTTAATCTCTACAGCGTTAGAGCCTTGACGAATTTCTTTTAATCCTTCTCTAACCATTTCTGTCGCCAATAAAGTAGAAGTAGTTGTACCGTCTCCAGCTTCTATAGCCGATTTAATACTAACTTGTTTTACTAATTGAGCGCCTAAGTCCTCAACGTCGTCTTCTAATTTATGGAAAGCTTTGGCTACAGTTACG